CCTTGCGGTTTTCACGATCGGAAGTGGATAGGTTGTCCACGGTGTCGGCCCAGACATAGAAGCCGTCATCCAGGCGATCACCGGTAGCGAGCGTGCCGAAGCCATCGCCATTCCAGATTCCGGCGGCAAAGGCGCCGTTCTTCACACCTTCCCGACCCACCTTATTCACCGAAGCGATGAGCATGTGCGCGCCATCATCCGTCCCGGGAATCTTGGTGGGACTCCGATAGAGCGTCGCAAACGTCTCCTTTTGAGCGGCGTCGATGAACCAATCGAGGATATGCACTTCGTCGAAAAAGCGTCCACCGATGACCGTTCCATCCGCCACCATCGGCGATTCATCGAAGTACGCGTAGTAATTGATGCCGAGGCGCTTGCACTTGGCAGCCTCCGTCACCGTTAGATCATCAGCCGCCACACCGGGCAGCTGCTTGAACATCATGGTGATCGTGGAGTTGTTCGCCGCGAAGTTGACTGATAGTGCACGCGCCAGAAAAGAGTTCACCCCATACGAATCGGTCTTGTCATACAACACCGCCGTTCGATCGTTCAGCTTGTCGAAAAGACGCTTGAAGACGTTCGTAGCTTCGAACTCGATATGCTGTGCTTTGGTAGTAGTGAAGCCGATCACCTTGGCCGGCGCGGCCTGGATCCAGTCTGATGCCGCCTCAATCTGATCATCGGTCAAGCCAGGGTCTGCTACGGCAGCGGCATACCAGCCTTGAAAGCGATCCTGTAGCGCAGCGAATGCTTCCGGCAGGGTCTCGGCCGGTACGGTCACGGCGTCCGCTCCAGTCGTGAGTGACGCCTGCCCCTCCTCCAGCATGAGCATGGCACCCAGATAGGCGCCGTCACCGGATTGGTTCACGGCATAGCCAAGCGATCCCGCCTGACCGGTCACTGTCGACTGGACAACAACGCGCAGGCCCACCACATCCCATGCAACCGAGGCGCCGGGCACCTTTGCGGCGATAAGCGCCACGACATCTGCCATGGTGGCGGCACCCGAAAGGTCAATGCCGGCGGCATTGACGGTATCGCTGCCCACCTTGATCTGAAAACGACCATCCGTGATGGCCTTGAAAGCAGCCAGTGTCGTGGAAACCACCCCGCCACGCAGAGTCGCGGGCGTAGCAGGAATGTCTGCACCAACCTTGTTCCAGCGCGCCACCAGCATCGTTTTTGGCCGCGGCGACTGAGCGAAGAACCGCCGAGAAGCCAGCGCGGTCTCTGAGTTCGTGCCAAACATGATCTCCACTTCCGGTTGACTCGCGGCAATAACACTGCGCGTCGTCGCATCCGTGAAGACACTGCCGGCCTCCGGGGTGAACAGGGCGAGCAGACCAAAGTCGCGCCGCGACGACGACTTGGGCTGCACATTCAGTTGTGCATTCACAACTAGCGATAGCGGTAGCGTCATTTATGGGTTCTCCGTAGGTGTAATGTCAGCGCTGGCGTGCTGCCCAGCGCTGGTGTAGGCGTCGATATGCACGGAGTCAAAACGCTTGAGGTCCGTAACGACCCGATGAATATGTGAAACCTGCAATTCGATGCGAGCTCGCGCTTCATAGCCGGCGCCGACGATGGCCGATAAATCGAGTACGTCGCTGACGCTGACCAAACCCGCCCCCATCGCGCGAAAGCCGGATATGCCAGCTGATGACGCGAGAACCGAACGCGCCTTCAACATCAAGTCGTAGGCATTCGTGCCAAATGCGTTCACGCTTATTTTTGATAGGTAGGAGGAGGTGATGGTCTCCTGCTCCTTCTCACCATCGAAGTCGCGGCGCTCCGCGCCAAGCGCCGGCGAGCTGACCAACTTGACCGACAGAAATGGGGCATCTCCGGTGGGTGCAGGCTTGTCAGCAGGACGGACAGAGCCGTCAGGTAACGACAAAAGACGGCGCAGCAGGTTGCGCAATGCCGTCATGTCTAACTGCGATACCGTTGTAGTAGCCATAGTCGGACCAGTCAGAGAGTTGCGAGAGCCGCCAATGAGTGCCTTGGTATGCGACAAGGTCACCGATGGCTATCGGCTCCAGGCTCATGACCTTCTTGCAAGGCAGATATCGCTCACCCTCGGGAAGGAGCTGCAGATCATCGGGTTTCACTGGGTGGACAATCGCTGTGATCGTGTCCGGCATGTAGCCCTGATCCCACGTGCCATCGGCTTGATACGCACCCTGCCCACGCTGAATCACAACCCGCTGTGCAAACGCGGGATCGGCAAAGATCTCGCTGACGTCAAGCATCACGAACCTCGTGGGTGATGGACTGGATCATCTGCGCGCTGTCGATGAGGGGTTGCGACGAGCCTTTGCGCTTTTCCGTAGCCTTTTTGAGCGGTGCCAGATCGGCGTGACGGATCGTCAGCTTCACATCGCCCGCGGCGATCGTGCCAAGCAGGTTGATCGCGGCTTCGATCGTCATCTCTCCCCGCAAAACCTTGCGCAAGCTCTGCTTGTTCAGCACAACGTACTTGGCTTGGTTGTCGTGAATGGATCGACGCACCACGGAGCGCTCTGGAATTCCCCGCTCCGGCGAGCCGAACTCGTGCACCGCAAGGATCCCTGCCGAGCCTATCGGACCATCATTGCGCGCGTTCTCTGCAGCAGGAATGCCAACCATGACGTTCTTGCCCGCCCACTCATTGAGTCGGTCAGCAAGCTGTTGCCACTTCTTGGGGTCGATGTTTCTGACGATCTCCACTGGCTTCATGGCGCGACAACGGCCCCCATGCCAACCATCCGGCGCAGCGCGGCGAAGCGCTGGCCATAAACGGATGTCATAAGCCAGGCGTCGCCGATCGTTCCCAACGGTGGCGTGGCATAGCTGAGCTGAATGTCACCGGCCCGTTTTGCAGTGACCGGTCCACTTGCTCCGGCCTGCCTCCGATGGGCTGCATCGTTTAACCACAACAAATGGGCTGTGAGAAAGGCCCATCCCTGCACGAAGAATCCCGCCCAGCGCCGAGCATCGAGCCAGGGCCGAGCGTCCTCCATGGCGATTCCCACCTGCTCGTCGCTGACCTTGTCGAACTCCGGAAACCGCGCACGGAACCCTTCAAGCGTCAGCACATCGCTCATGGCGTGTTGCCCGCCCGATTCTTGGTAGGTTTGGTGGATGCAGAAGGTGCGTCGGGAGCCGCCGGTTCCTCACCGGTACTCACCTGATTGGTGTCTCCCTTCTCTGGCACCGGCACCGAGGGACTGGTTTTTGCTTTGCTGTCGGAAGTCGACACGATCAGGGTGCCGTTGCGGAACCAATGCTCCACCACGGGGTTGGCCGCGCGTGCGGCTTCAACCACCGACGCCTCAACTTCGGCGACGCCATGGCCTGCCTCGGTCTTCGCAGGCACCTTCACACCGGCAAAGATGAGGTCTCCAGCCGTCGCGTTCTGCAGGATGATCTTTGGCATATCAGGTCTCCAGAAACGACGAACGCGCCACAAGGGCGCGTTTCGTCGTGATTGATGGCTGACTTAGACGCCGTCGGCGTATAGCGCAGACTTCGGATAGCGGAACTCGACACCGCTGTATTTGTACTCGCCCGGGATCTCAAACAGCAGGCCGTCCGCCTGGGGCGGCAGGAAGCGAATGGGCATCGGCAGATGCATCACCAGCTTGTCCTCGCTCTTCGTATAGAACAGAGCGCGTGTGGTGCCGCCGTCGCCCGCCTCTTCCAGGCCGTAGCCAGTGCGTACCGTGAGGTCGATGCCGCGCTCGGCCTTGGCGATGTTGTTCTGCAACACATACTGCAGGATGGTCGTGTCGCTGTTCTCGCTGCGCGGCGTCGACACCAGGTAGTTCATGATCGAGCCGGGGAGCAGCACCGTATTGATCATTTCGACGTTCTTGGTGTTGAGCCAAGCCTGCGAAATCAGATCGTTGAACGCCTTGAGCACCTCGCTGGGCGTCTTGCCAATCCAACTGCCAACACCCGGGGCCACCTTGGGCACGAACGGGCAGTTGTAGAGGCCGGTTAGCTCATCCTCACCGAAGAGAGCTACCTCGTTGATATGACGCTCATAGGCGTCCATCGCGGCGTCAGCTCGGGTGGTGTTGAGAGGCTTGCGGAGAAATGCGGACTGCCGCAGCTCCTCGGTGGTGTAGTCGTAGCCAATCGCACCAAGTACCACCGGGACGGTCTTGTCGGCATACGCCACATCAACCTTGGGAATATCCCCGCCACGGCCGGAGTGGCGCTTGCCGCGGCCGCTGTAGTCGTAGAACTGGTAGGTGACCGAGGTCGCGTACTCACCCGCTTCGGTGCTGACCGGAACGAAGTCACGGTATTGAATCTCCTGGCGGAGCTTCTGGTAGATCG